CATACAATAATGTTGATGTATCCATCAATAATATACGTGCTTTCATTTATATACTCCATTTATAAAAATACAGGGTAACAACATAAAATAAATTTTATGTTGTTACCCTGTAAAGTGTATATTTTAAATATTAATCATCCCACTCATCATCATCATCATCATCAAAATCGTCATCAAAATCATCATCATCTAAAGCATCATCATCTAAATCATCATCATCTAAAGCATCATCATCTAAATCATCATCATCTAAATCATCATCATCTAAATCATCATCATCTAAATCATCATCATCTAAATCATCATCATCTTCAAAATCATCAATGACTTCCTCAAAAAGTTCATCCAAGATAGCTAATCGCATTTCATTAATTCTTAATGTTGTTGCAATTTCCAATTCCTCATCTTGAATTACTTTTATTAATTCAGATTTTGTCATTTTGTTAATCATGACTTCTGTTAATTCCACTTCTTCTACAGGTTCTTTCTTTTTTGATTTTTCTTCTTTCTTTTTTGGTTTTTCTTCTTTCTTTTTTGGTTTTTCTTTCTTTTCATTAACCTTTTCTGGGGTAACATCATCAGCTACAAAATTATCAGGAATTAAATCATATTCTTTTTCAATCTGATTTGTTTTGATACTTAATAAATTTTCTAATTTATCAAAAATGTGTAGGTAAGCACTATCCATATCAGCCGAATCTTTAATAGTACAAGTATAACCTGTACTTATTTTGACAGACTCAAAATTGCCTACGTTTATTGTTTTACCAATAGAAGCGGAAACACACCTGTTAAGGGAATATTCAGAATCAATATCAACAGGTTTGCTTTTTTCAATAACAGGTGGAGTTTTTTCAATACTTCTATTATCCACTGTTTCTACATCTTTTGTCTTCTTTACTGCTTTTCTTTTTCTAACTGCCATTTTCATTCTCCTTAATATACTTCTGTTTTCGTAAAGGTTTTAATTCATGCATTACATCAAGAAACGCATCTTGACATATCTGCCTTAATTCAAATTCTTTATTATTTTCTTCGATAAAATCAATCAATTTTAATTGACTTATAGTATCTTCTACAAACCCTTTTGTATTAATTTTATTTTTAGGACCTTTCCAAGGTCCTTCATCAATCAAAAAATTAATACATGATGTAATGTCATCAACACCATAATCTCTTAATACAGGAAAAAATGCCTCCCCATGATTACCTGTTAATTTATTTTTTGTTATTTTTGCTTGTATTTGTGTTGTAACAACACGTTTACCTTTTTTTTCTGTTTTTTGTTTTGCTAACCAAATTTCGTGACAGGCATAAAATTTAAGTGCTTTACCACCTGCTCTTGTTTTGGGTGTAAACATAGCCCCAAAACCAATATTATCTCTTGTTTGTGAAATAATAATTAAAGCAGATTGTTTCTTTTTTAAATCTTGTATTCTGTTTTTACAAAAATCAGAAAAAATCTTAGCTTTACCATCACCGTAAGAACCTTTTATTTTATTTCCTTTATCCCTTTGTTGTCTGTTATCTTCATCCTTACTTACAAAGGCTTCTGATGTTAAGGCATCAAAAGAATCAAGTACATAAATAAAAGGTTCATCTGATTCTAATGCATGAGCAACATTATCATTAAAATCTTCAATGGTTTTGCTAAACACATCATTTTCATCAATAACTTTTGGTGCTTCAATACGCTTTTTTACATTTTCACCAAAAAGGGTAGCAATATCAAATTCATTAGCAGCTTCTGTATCATCATAAATAAATTTATAATCATCAAATTGTGCTAATTTGGAACATTCTGCAAACATTGTGAGCATCAACTGGCTTTTCGATGATGATGAGTCACCTATGATATTTGTCATTTTTCCAATTTGATATGCACCATCAATAGACCCAGAACATTCCAGATTTAATGTTGTAGATCCTGATGGTAATAGAATAATAGGTTGTGGATCACTTTTTTTATTATCCACAACCTTTTTTATACCATCTATGGCTTTTTTAATTTTTTTAATTTTTTTAATTTTTTTCATAACCCACCTTAAAATGGTATGTCATCATCATCATAATCTTCATAGTCTTCCTCTGTAGGTTCATCTACAGGTTCATATGTTCTTACAGTTTTTTTCTTTTTCTTTTTACGTCTGCGAGATGGTTTTGTTTCTTCTTCTTCTTGTTGTTCAATATAAGGAGCTTCATCAGATTCAGATGTGCCGTGAAAAGCTGAATCTATTTCTTCATATGTTGGGTGCATTTTTACAATACTATCAAGAGGGAATGCTTTATCTAAAATAGCATCAGGTATTTTTCTATCTCTATCAATTAATTTATGTCCAATATATGTTGTATCTCTACCAGCCCCTTTTCTTGTCCAAACAATAGATTTACCATTATCGAAATCCGAAAACTCTTCGTAACCACCACCTCTTGGTAATTTTGCAACTTCTGCAAGTTTTTCTTCCATAAGATAATGTGAAGCGTGAAAAATTTGTAAACCTTTTTTCTCTTCCTCACGACTGTCATGTACCCATACAAGATATAAAACTCTTCGTTTTGTTCTTAATGCTGACCACTCTTCCTTTGGCAATCTATTTGCCTTTATATACTCACAAATAGGACAAGGTTTACCAAAATTTTCATAAGGGCAAATAAAAGGTGCTTTCATAGAACCCACATTCATATGGACTTCTAAATCCAAAACATAATCCAGATCACCCTCCTCTGTAATTGGTTGATCATTTTCGTCAAAAGGCATATCTTTACCAACCTCCCAAGGGATTATATCAATTATGTGCTCACCCTCTTTGGATGTAAAAAATTCAATACCTTCTGGTATTGCTTCTTTTTTAAAAAATGTAGGGAATCTACTACCACTTTTTTTTTGTGTTTTTTGGTGTCTTGTACTAATACTTTTTCTTTTTTTTCTCATTCTGTCTCTAAAACTCATGTTATTCTCCTTTAAATTTTTTTTGTTTGTTGGACTCATTAATGGTCAATTAAACTTAATCTTTTTGTTTCTTTTTCCTCCTTTTTAAATTTTGTTTTTGCATTAAATGATTCTCACTAACTTTTTTATTTTTTATGTCCTTTATTATATTTCGTGGTTCTGAATGAAACCCTGAAATCCTTAAAGAAACAATATTACTTAAAGCATGTTTTCTATGTTCAAAACTTGTTTTAACTCCTGCCATTAAATTGGCATCTTTAGATGCTTTTAATGTTTTGTATATTATTTTTTTATATTCATCTTGCATAAGAATTTTATTTTTAATGGCTGTTTCAGTTGGTTTACTTTCAAACCCAAATGATTTCCAATCTTGCCTGATTTTTGTATCTAATTGTGCATATATATATTCTGTTTGTATTTTACACCTATCTCTTACAAAGATGGATGCAGCATATAAATCATTATAATACATATTTAAACTTGGCTGTTCTAACCACATTTCCTCTATATTATTTTCATTAATTTTTATGTCCTCATCATAATTTCTTATTGCATTTTTCATTCTAATCTCTCCTTACCTAAAACACAACCGAAAGACTCCATAACATAAAGTGTTTTTTGAAAACGTAAATCAACATTAGTTAATCCTAATGCCTCTTTTAGTAATAAACAAAAACCACCAAATTGTTGCTCTTCTTCTTTTTTTGTCATACATGAATGCCATATGGCTCTTTCAAATGATTTGCAATTTTTACAACGAATCATTCACTTATCTCCATGACAGCTTTTTTACAAGCTATAATAAAACCATTTTTTCCTGAATCAAAAAAATTCTTTTCAAATTTTTCTGCCATAAAAACAACATCTTCCTCATCTGAATTAAGTATAACTTTGGTTAAATAACCTAATACAGCTCTTCTTGAACTTTCAGGATCACCATCAAACTTTTTCAATAAATTCTTTAATTTATACCATCGGTTTTTAGCACTCATTTGAAATTGACAAAGAACTCTGCAAATTTCAATTATCTCTGTATTATCTGCACCTGCACTTTGTAAAACACTTATAGCTTTTTTTTCATCTGTTTGGTCTATTACAAGATCTAAGTACTTTAAAGCAATTCCTGGTGATCCATCAGATA